TCTCTGTTTCTTCTGCAGCGCCAGCGTAGATAAACTTGTAAGTTTGTCCAGCAACTGGTGCAGGTAGAGTGATAGTTCTATTAGCGCCGATTGCAGGAACCGCAAGAACTCTTCCACTGTGTGTTGCAGCATCAAGAGTTTTGTCTTCATCTCCTAATGCAACAGGTGCATCACCCATTGTAATGATTTCAGTAATCGCTCCTGTAGAGGAGTTTTTACTTACAGTCTTAACTGTAGTTTCGGATCTTACTGGACCCTGAAAAGTTGTATTAGCCATATTGGTCTCCTTCCGCCAACATAGTCCGAGACGTTGTCTACTGCATGAGTCTATGCTGACTATTTAAAATTATGCAGTGTATTGAATATAAACTTTTAAGGTGGGGTTTGCAAATAAAAAGGGGCGCCGAAGCGCCCCTAAATTATTATGCTCCTGGTGAGCCAAATACTCCACGCCAGTCAGAGAAGCCGAAGCTGTATCTTTCTCTTGCTTTGTATCTTACGTTACCAGTATCAAAATCACCTTCCATTGCAGTCTTGATAGCTGCTCTTTCGAACATTTTAAGACCGTTAGGAACGTCAGTTTTGATGAAGAATGCGTCTGTATCTGTTAGGAAGTTGTTTACCACGTATCCTTGTGGGATCATTCCTTTAGATGCAATTGCATTCAGATCGTTGTCAGCAGTGCCGACTCTTGCTGGTGATTTCATGATTCTTTCAGCTGTAAATTGTAGCTCAGAAGGAATAATCATTTTTACTCCTCTTGCAGCAATTTTTAAGCCTCTTTCATCAGTGAAAGCAGCAATGTCGATCAAAGCTTGCTCGATAGAAGTCTCAGATAAGTCGGCTGAAGTAGTCAACTCATTTTTCTGACTTCCTGCAGATTGTGTAGGGTGGTCTGTTGCAAATAATTCTTTGCCATCTCCACCTGGGAAGGAGCTATCGAATCCATTGTTTAGGACGTTAGCTGCCTTGATCTGCTTTGTGTTAGCCATAGATCTTGCTAGTGCTTTTGTATAACGAGTTGCAATCGTGTCATATAAATTATCTTCGATTGCTTCTTCAGTTAGTGCGAAAGCAAGAGCAACTGTCTCGTGAGTGTAACGAGAAGTGAAAGCTTCTTGAGCAGTGTCAAAAGTCACTGCAGAGCCTTCAGATTTTACAGCCGCGTTTGCGAAGCCAGATAACATTACTTCTTCTTCAAAAGCTCTGTCACTGTTTTCAACGTCGAAAATCTCTAAGTGTTGATTTTCGTATTGGTTGTACTCAAGTCCAAATAATGCATTTAGACCTGGCTCTAGCTCTTTAGCTAGTTGTTGTCTTGATATAGCCATGATTTAAATCCTCCTGCTATTATTCGTTATGGTTATAAGCATGCTCATTGAAGAACACTACGTAATTCGTATGAGTCGTGCCTAGTTCGTTATTTGATGGATCGCCTGTAAAGCCAGTTACTCTTAACTGTCCGTCAGTTGCTGCTAGGTCAGACACATCCAACTCAATACCAGAAATACCAGTAGTAGTTGAACCTGAGTGAGTAGCAACAGTGTCAGCAACTTTACCAACGTCTGTTTGTGCAGAGTTTGTAGCTGAGTCACCTTGTATCAAGAATCTTTGATACGGGTTGTCAAATACAAATCCTCTAATTTTTCCCTGCGTAATATTCGTTTGAGAATAGAAGTTAGAGAATTTTGGCTTCCCTGTTGAAGGGTCGCTGTCAATCAAACATCCATTAAAGACGCCAATGTTGTCTACATTTGTTACTGCTTCTTGAACAGCAATAAATCCAGCATTGTTATCATCAATCTCTACAGGGTCTCCCTGAAAGATTGAAGTGCCTTCGTTGTCCGGAATTAGATATTCCGTCATTTGAAAGTCAGAACTACCAACAGTGTTACCAATAGGTCTTAGACCAAAAGGGCTATCTACATTAGCCATAGTGTTATCCTCCTTAAAGGTTTTGTTGTTAGCAGTGGGTAGGAATTACTAAATAATTAGTTTTTCTTTGTACCACCAAAAGTTACACGAGTCTGTCGATCTTGATTGATCGGCATACTTGGGTGCTGTTCCTTTAAGACATCGTTTTCTAAAGCTTCATTACGATCGGCAGTTCTTTGATTAAAGTATGCCTCACGTTGCTTTGCGAGCTCTTCGGGTATCCTTGCCAGCACAAGGCCACCAACCCCGATCACTCCTGCGTAACGTCCTTCATCCAAAGTTGGAAAAGTCGAATCTGGATATTCGTCAGCTCTTACAAGCTCCCATCCAGATCTGATTTTGCCTGACATGTTCTTTGTATCATCAAAGCCCATACTTTCAGCGCGTATCCATCTGTGTCTGTAACCGTCTGGCGCAGGCGGTGCATCAAGTGATGATGGAGGAGTCCATACTTTAGGTCTTTCTTGTTTGACCCTAGTTTGACTCGCGCGGGAAGTTTTTGTTTTCTTATCTTGTTCCATATGCTTATACCTCCTTCGCGGCTAATTGTTTCGCATATTCTTCTAGCGGCACACCTAATCTTTTAGAAATAGCTACCTGTGACGGTGTGAGTTTCACAGTTTTTCTGCGCCCTTTTCCGGCTGGACGTTTAGCACTTGCTACGTTTTGAACAGGTTGTTCTTTAGTAGGTTGCTCCACATTATCAAATTTGTGTGGGAATTCAAGTCTTATTCGTTTATCCACCTCATTATAATATTCTTGAGACTGTGGATCAAAGCCTTCTTCCTCTACAAGCTTCCTGTGGATGTCAAATGCAGTGTAAGTCATTGCATTATCTGTACCAAACCAAGTATTTTTAGTAGCCCATGCCTCAGCTTTTGGATCTAACTGACGACCGGCTTGTGCTATATCAACACTCGTTGGCATTCCTTGCGCTGCTTGCGCAATGTTTTCTGTTGGCTGAGGTGTCTTTTTAAGTCTTGCCTCTTGTTCAACTTTAAGTTGATTAAGTCTAGCCTCTTCCATGGCCATTTGAGCAACAGCTTTTTGTGCCTCAACCTGAGCATCAATATCACCAGCTTCAGCAGCAGCTTTTAATTTAGCTTTAGCCGCTTCAATTCCAGTGCTTACTTTTTGCTCTAGTTCTTTTGTGTAGTTGGTGCCCAGTTGATCAAACTGATTTTTTGTTTTCTCAGCCTGCTCTCTCATTTGTTGAGCGTACTTTATAGCTTCTTCTTTTTGCCTTTCAGCTTCACGCATCTTGCGTGTAAGTTTAGCTATTCGTTTTTGTACACCCTCACTGTAGTCATCTAGTTCTTTTTTCTGTTCGCTAGTCTGAACATCAGACTGCTGACTAGATTCCTGAGATGCGTTAGCGGGCTGACTATTGTCTTCAGCGACTTGTTCAACATGGATCTCCTCCTCTTGTGATTTTTCTTGTGCAGGTGCTTCAAGATCAATCTCTGTTTCTTGTTCGTCGGTATCGCCGACGTCGACTTTTTCGTCTAGCATAGATTATCCTCCTCTATGATTACATTGCGTGCAAGATGTCTTCAGGATTATCTATTGTCCCAAGCACCTCGTCATCGTTTAACATTCTTATCTCACCACCCTCAATCTCCATGCGTGACCCTGCATATCTTGCAAAAATCACCCAATCTTTTTCTTTACACCATGGACCTGTTGAAAATTTTTCTTTGTCCTGGTAACACAGATCGCCCATCTTTAATACGTATCCAACTTGCGTTGCAACACGTGCACGGTCTAGTGTTTCTTGTGCAATAATTATTCCGCCTTTTGTTTCTTCTTTGACTTTAAAAGGCATAACCAACAAACGCCAGCCCGTGGGGTTTGGTAGTTTTTCTAAACTTGTTTTGGAATCTTCTTTTTCTTGTGCGTGTTTTGAAATTTTTTTCGCATCGTCTTCTGCGTTGTATTTATCTTCTAATGCGTGTGATGTTGTCGTCATCGTTATTTGGCTCCTTTGGTTCTAGCAGGTTAGAGAGTTCCTGATTCATTAAATCGATCGCATGGATCTTACCTATTATATATTTATATTCGTCCATACTGTCAATCCCTCCGTTTGCGAGGGTTTGTACGAGGGCGTCCAGTTGTTCCTGCATCGTCCTCTTGAACTTGTATATCACGTTTACTGGGTCTATAGCTCCTGACATTTAGTTTCTCCTTGTCTCCTAGTTGTGCCCAGAACACGTCAAGCGGGTTCTTGGGTTTGTTGTCCCCCATTTTTCCCCCCGATGTGTGATTAAGTCAAATTACTTTTTCTTAAAAATATCTGCGCCCTTGAGGCCGTATATACTCGCAACGACTCCGATAAAGAGGCTCTGATACCAGAAAGGCATATTGCTGAACTTATCAAAGAATATATCTAGCTTTTGTTGTATGTTTGGATCATCACTAAACACGCTCCATATCAATAAAATCACTGGGGCACTTACAAGCAAAAGCACGAACTCGTCTTTCCATCCCTTGTCGTTTGATTGTCTTACGGCTGCTTGATACTCGATTTCACCATTAGCCATTTTCTGTGCATGCAACATTGCAGCATCTGACTCGAGCATTTTGCGCTGCTGTCTA